GACATTAGGCCAGTCGTAACAACATACCACAAGTCCACCTCGTACTCGGCATCCGGGTTGTCAGGATTGTAGTCCGGTACCTGCGCACGATGCTGCGTCTGCGTTGAGGTCCAAGAAAATGTGTTCCCTCTATCCGTACGGAATGACGCCACTTGGCATGAGTCAGAAGTAGGCCCAACCCAAGTCGGACTTCTGGCCAATGCGCGAGCCTCTGCGTCCGATTCTTTGTCTTCATCACTAAGAGTGTAAGTAACTGTTCCATTTCCGCTCCAAGGAACACCACCCCATCCAGAATTAACGCAACTACCACTTCCACTTATTGATACGGATGTTGCGCTCTTTGATGCAGAATAGAAAGGACTACCATTAAACTCAGTATATTTATCTCCTCCGTATGAAATCTGAGAACTAAATCCGCCTCCTGCCGTTGACTCCGCCCAGCCGTGAGAGCCATCTGCATAACTTGAATATTCAAGAGTGGCCTTATCATATTTTATCCATCCATATGCTGATGTTGTCCCAGAAATCTCAGTATCAGATACGCAATTTAGTGTTGTAAAATATATAGCTCCAAGCCCTCGCTGTGTTCTATATTTTCTAGGAGGAACACTAGGAGATGCCGGGTATGTGTATTCGCTCATACCTCCTAGCGATGGATTTATTGATGTATATCTGCACTGCGTCGCAGGGCATGGAGCATTGCGCTCTGACGGGTCCTCAGGAATCCAAGGATTGTCTGGGTCTGGCTGCTCTGAAGGGTAGTATGGATCAGGGCCTCCTCCAGTTTTCCCGCCTTCATCCTGCTCATCGGTGTCGCCAGTTCCGCCTCCTCCGCCACCGGGAGGCGTAGGGGAAACATTGTCGTACTCGTACATCGTGTTTGACAGTGCAGCGTCAACGAAGATGCCTTCGTCCTTCGTCTCCCAGATGCCTGGATAGATGCGCTCAATGTAACGGCCCTTACTTCCGTCACCAAGCGTTCGCGTCACCACTAGCCACACTTCGTCACCAGCGGTTTTGCCATAGCCAACAACTACGTCTTCAACGATTCCCTGCGTTACGTGTCTCGCCCATGCCACCACCTTCTGGGAAGCGTCGTAAATGCAGCTGAGGAGCACGCCGTCATTTCTCACCACCCAAACAATCGGGTCTGGCTGACGCTGGAAGGCCATCGCCTTCACTCCACCCCTCATGATGTGCTCGGCGAACTGCGTAATGTCGTTGTCGTCGTAGCCATACGTCGAAAGCGAATACGTCAACTCGTACAGCTTCTCCGTGTCGCGCTGCACATGCAGTACCGCGCCTCCCGCATGAATTGGGCGCATACGCGCGCTTCCGATTGAGCATTGTCGCTTAATCTGCACGTTGCTTGGCGTAACAGGATCATCGCCAGCGTTGCTCCCTTGAAGGACGTATTCAGCCGAAGATGTCCCAATCAGAAGTGAGTTATTGTGTGCCGTCATCCACATGACGAATAGGCGTTCATCTGAGCCTATTTCGTGCATGAAAGCATCGTCATCTAGCGTTCCATATGCGAAGTTCTCGTAGTCTCCGATAACGCTCCCCCACACGCTTTGCGGCTGATAGGTTGTGCCTGCGTACACCATGCGCTGCTGGAACAAGCAGCATGAACGAGGGAACCCACGGAAATCAGACCAGGCTCCTTCATACCAAATCTTGGTGGCCTCCCCGGATGAATACATCCGGTCATAGATGTACACGTTGGCCACCGTTCCAGACGTTACACTCAGCACCTTTGCAGTACCGTAAATATATTCCTCTGCGGCCTCAAGCGTCACGTAAGGGATGTCCCCTTCTATGCCGGAGAAGTTCTCGATCTTCACCCGCCAAAGCGCAATCTTATCCTTCTGCTCAATCTCAGTCTCGAAGTTCTTATCTTTTGCACTCTCGTATGTGTAAATATCCTCCCACACGGGCGTTTCAGCTTCATAGGCCCGTTGGAGGACAATCGTAGCAGCCCAGGTTCCGCACGTACTAAGCGTAAAGCGCCCCTTAACACGAATGAAAGGATGCACCCCGTTCGCCATAATGGCGCTTCGGACCTTCCGAGACGCTGCCTTCACGCCAATCTTCCAATAGCTGCCAACGTGTTTCTGGTCGAATAATGGAGCCGATGCCGTAAGCGTGCAGTTACCGTACTCAGCAGAAGGAGTAAGAGTCGTATCTGTCACATTCAACGGCATGAACGGAGGCTCGTCAAATTCGATAGGAGCAATCGTCCAATTATCATCGGCGTAACGGGCCAGCTTCTGAGGAGCAATAAGCGGATGCGTGATATAGACCACATCGTTGATCTCCTTCCAGTCAATGTCCCCGATCGTGTCCTCGTCATACGGACTCACGATTTCGTAAGGGGCCCCGTCTTTCATCACGATGCCGCCATCCGTGAAGAAACGAATGTACCTGTCGCCAAACTCCAAGAAGAATACGACATCCGTGCTGTAGCTGAACGTGACGAGTCGAGCGTTCTTCCCGCTTCCATACTTCGTCGAAGCAATGTACTGCGTTCCATTCCGCTTCTCGGCGTTTCCGTACTTACGCGGAATCATGTTCTGCATCTGACGGCAGCCACGGCCAAATACGTCAAGGTCGTAGCGACGGAAAAGCAGCGGGCTTATCTCACCGCCGTTGAAGTTGAGTTGATCCCTGCGGCTATTTCCTTGCTTTGCCATTAGAGTGTGTGGTTATGCCAACGTGCCCTGTCGAAGATGTTGTTTAGGCGAGGGCTCCACTGCCTCACTTTGCGCTGCCCGAAGTCAACTGTAAACGCGCGACTAAGCGCCCGTTGGTACTCTTGGTTGAGCATTACGGCAAGATTAGGGTCTCGCTTGCGCATCGTCGCCAGCTTCGATGCAACCAAGGCAATCACTGCGGAGCGGAACAGATTGTCGAATGACGCCTCCGTGGCGCTATACTTCACGTAAACAAGCTCTGCTTCGTCTGCGTCCGTGTAAATGTAGCTGCCCTCGATTGCGAAAATCGTACTGCCAGAGATGTACGGGGCATCGTTAAACTTCACGATGCGCAGGCAGTCGGCTGGAATCGCATAAGCATACTTCCATCCAAACGCAGGCGTGACATCATCGGCAGCCGTCAACGTCTCTCGCGTGGTAAGGCATTGCCAGTTGCGTTCACGGCCAGCTTCACGGATGGACTCCTCAAGAACTGAGGCCAGTGTACGAGCATGGATGAATGACGAGTCGTTAAAGTCAAGGCTCTGCGGCTCTGCAATCTTGAGAAGCGCAGCCTTCAGAATGTCACTGCTATCCCCCACTTCTTTCCACTCGCTCTTAGTCTCCACCATGTCCAGGCGTTGAGCCCTGTTCTCGATAAGCACCTTGTACTCGTCCGTGAGGAGCTTTACCAAGTCAGAGTCTTGCCGCTTCACAGAGCACATCTTGGAAGCAAGATAGACGGAAATGGCCTCGCACAGCGCCGTGTCAAACGTGCCTGGGTCACTCTTGTATGCCGTGTAGCATAGCTTCGCCTCCGCGGAATCCGTTACGATTGTGCCTCCGTTTACATCGAAGTAGTCTTCATCCGGGGCAGTGTGCTCGTTAAAGCTCAGAGCACGCACAAAGTCATTAGGAAGCGTGTATGCCTTCGTCCATCCAAAGGCTGGGGCTGTCGTCGCCGTAAGCGTTGCAAGCGTCGTGAGGCATTTCCATGGCGTCTCGCGGCTCACCTGCTTAACTGTTTCTGCCCAAAGCGCAGAGGCCAGCACAGCATTTGGGTCTTTGGTGTCGCTGATGGAGGCGATGCGCTTCTCGCCAATTCTCACCAACGCTTCATTCACTACGTCCAACTGTGAGGCCATTCTGGATGTTCTCCTATGTCTCTTACATTAAACCCCCGCCCGAGACACACAACTCAGGCGGGGGAGCACTATTTATGAACAACACACGAACAGCGGGAGGCCCATGAACACCTCCCGCAATCTTTTACACCTTGGCAAACACCGCGCGAATCACGATCTTCTTGCCAGCGGTCAACGTGTTCGCAGTGGCAAGGGTCGCGATAAACGTGGTGGTTTTCGTGGTGGTGGCAGGCGTCAGCCACTGCACACCGCCAGTAGCGTCAACCGACGCGGCGGCATGAACGTCAACGCTCGCAGCGATGCAGTCCGCATCGGCAGCCGTACCGATGTGAAGCGTCGCGGTAGTGCCGAGAGCTTCGCAGTCGATATGCCACAGATTAGGAACAGCTCGATAGCCGGCGGGAACGGTGAACAGGTTAGCCGTATCGTTGGCTGCGCCGAAGTTGCCTGCTACGGCAATCGTAGCGTCGTAGTAGGCGAAACTCGCCCCAATTTGAGAACCGTAGCCAGCGGGAACCGGCTCGGTGTTTTGGACTACATAGATGTCGGAATTAATAGAAGCCATGTTGTTGGTTCTCCTTTAGTTGTTAGGCGATGGTGGCGTAGTAGTTCTTGACGATGAACACGCCCTTATCCTGAGCGCGAGCGCCACCCATACGAGCGGAACTGCGGAACTGGATGGCACCGTTACGGTCAGGACGATTCTCAATGGCCGACTTGCGCGAACCAAAGTTGAACCGGATGGCCTGTTTACCGTAAACCAAAGAGTTGACGGTGTGGTCGGTGGTGTTCGTGGTGAGCTGGTTGGAAACAATCCAGGTGAAGCCCATCCAACGGCTACCAACGACGCTACCGCCTTCAATCGGGGCAACCTTCGTATAGTCCTTGGAGCGAACTTCTGCGACGTTGGCGATGAGGTATTCCTCGTCCTTGGCGGAAATGACCCAAGTGAGTTCGGCGGGATTTACGTCCTGCTCACGAGCAAGTCGAACGATCTGCGCCACCTTGGCGAACGTCAGGCCGGCGCTACCATGCGCAATGACGTTGGCGGAAGGGAACGCTTCCGTACTGGTCGGAGCATTGGCACCGATGGACACCGCACTTTCGATGCAGGAGACAATCTTCTTCTCCTTGATGCGGTTGTAGCCATAGGTCATGGCATTGATGATGTCGGAGCCGGGGCTCGTAATCTCGTCGAGAAGGGACTCGTCCCATTCATCGAGAGCCGGAGCCACAGGAACCATCACCTTATCGGTGACAACCCAACGCTGGGTGGCATTGTACTCACCGATGTTGGTTTGCGCCATACGGCCATCGGTGGCGTCCGCCCAATCAATGGTGGTGCCGACGAGAATGGACTTCGACTTTGCATCGAAGTTGAACGGGGTAACAGTACTGTCGAGGACAGAGCTGGTTTGCTGAATCGCCGCCTCGATATTGGTGGCGAATTTCTGATGAAAAATCTCAGGGATCGTATAAGACATTTGAAATCCTTACATTGAAGTTTACTAACACTTCGGATTTCGTGTGCCCGCACCAGCGGAACTACTTTCCATCGGCACCTGAGAGGCCCATTGCTGGGGTGGCAAACAGGACATCGCCTAGAACGGAGAAATAGCCCCGCGCTAGGCGATGTCAATACGCTATCTTTACTTCTTTGCTAAAGATGCAAGCTTTCTAGCAATCTCGCTTTGCTGGCGATTAAGCTCATTGTACTTTGCAAAGTCTCCAGATGCCTGAGCCTGCATTGCCTGCTTGCCAAGTTCGAGCGCCTTGGCCTGCAAGTTGACAGAGCCACCTCCGTCGCTAGGGCCATTAGCTGATACGAAACTGGACTCGCCAAGCTTCTCGTGTACCTTGGCCAGAAGCTTGATGACTGAGGCATTGTTGCCGATTGAAGGGTCGTTTACGTCAACTCCAAGCGCCGCAGCCGCCGCAGAAGCGTTCTTCAAGGACTCAGCACGCTTTGCACCGAAAGCCTCCGTGAGCGCAGCGTCCTGTTGCTTCATGTACGCCTCCATACGCTTCGACTCAAGGCCCATCTGGTACTCGGTGAGCTTCTGTACCTCCTCCTTGCCGAAGCCCTCCTTATGGGCGAACGCTGCAAATTCCTTGGCCGTGGCATCGTCCCAGCTCGTTCCAGCAGGAAGCTCGGCGGGCGCTTTAAGCTCATAGCCATCTGGCGTCTCAGGGACACCTCGAAGCGTGCGCATACGGGTGTTGAAGGCGTCCTTGACGTTCTGCGGGGCATCCTCAGCCGGGCGTTCAAAACCTTTCTGCGACGCCGCCCAGTTAAGATTCTCCATGCCCTTGGCTAGATTGGCAGCATCTTTCCATCGGCTCGCCACCTTGGAGAACGCCGCACGAGACTCTTCAGGGAATGCTTCAAGGAACGCCTTGTTTAGCGTACCGTCCTTCTCGTAAATTGTGAAGGCGTGAGCACTAGCCTCGCCGCCTCCTTGTGCCTCACTTTTATTCGTACTTACTTGGGATGAGGACAAAATTGTACCAGCGCCACCTTGCTGCGCTTGAGCCTGCTGTTGCGTAGCGGCCTCGCCGCCACCTTGCGCTCCAGTTTGTGAGCCAGCGCCATTTACGCCAGCAGAGTTACCGCCATCACTTCCAGTTGAGTCCGCCATAGTGTTATTCGTCGTTGTTGTTGTTGTTAGTGCCAATGAAGCCTACTCGCTTGAGAAGGCCCAAAGCAAAATTGCGCCCGCCGTCACGATATGCGGCTGCGTGCGTTTCCTCCATCTGCGACGCGATGAACGTGGGCTGGTAGACTCCAGCCTCGCGTGCAATCACCTCTAGCACCGTTTGCTGCGCCTCGGTTCGTGGCGTGCCTGGTTCGCCAAACACAGTGATGAAAGCTTTACGCTCCTCTTCGCGTTTGCGACGCATCTTCTCTACATCCGCAATTTGTCCGTGTATGATGCTCACTGTGTTAGATGTTTAATAAGAAGAAAAGCGGTAGCGAAAACAGATGTAAGTGATAGCACTGAAAAAGAAACCAAAAGCCATGTAAGCATGGACTCCTCGCGCGCTACTACCGATAGATACTCTTCCTCGGAATACGTTGGCCGAAGTAATCCTGGAAACAACGTTACTATTTTATAGATGGGCTTGTGTGTGTTTTGGTTCATGCGAAACTACTGCCCGCCACCGCCGCCCACTGCAACATTCAATCCTGCTGCCTTGGCGTCTTTGGCCGCACTAGCTGCCTCGCTCGCCATGGAAAGAGCGTTCTGTTGCTGCATGGCCTGCATACGCGCATCGGCCACCTTCTGAGCCTCGTCAGGCGTGCGGATGCTGCTGTCGGCAAGGTTGAAGCTGCGGGCCGCCTTACGGGCCATGTCAACGAAGTCGAACTGGTCAACCGCCGTTGCGTCATACGGAGCAATGGCAGCAAGCATATTTAGCACTTGGAAACTGCTACGTGTCTGCACTGCCTGCACCGCCAGGCTAATCTTCGACTGGTAGGCCATCTGTGGCTCTACGTTGTTGTTCTCAGCAAACTGGAACACAACCGCCGGAGGCTTGGGGAAACGACCAGCACGGAGCAATAAGGCAAATACACGCCTCAGCAACGGGTCGATGAACTCCCCGTAATAGCGGGCTTGCGCAGGATGGAATAGAACGAGTTTTTCGTCCGCCAACTGCATCGCCTCAAAAGTCGCCATGCGCTTCGTGCTGTCCGTAAACACTTGGAACATGTCATTGAAGAACGTGGCGCGAATCGACTCTTGCTTGGCAGCAAGCAACTCAGAACCCCACTGCACTTGCCCACCAGTGTACAAAGACTTCGGGATGAGGTCGGGCCGGTTGCTATCCAATACGACAAGGCCATTAGGAGAAAGGTCGGGCGACTCCTCCATGTTGTCGTAAACAGCAGTGGGCGGAAATACAGCCTTCTCAATGCCGGCAGAGAGACAGGCGCTAAGGAAATTCGTCTCGCGAATCGTCGGCATACACTTCATCGCCGGAGAAACGCCATAGCGTTCACCACGCATCTTCTCCCAGCGCGTAACGAAAATCGGCATCTCCTCGAAACCGCCTTCGCTCACAAGCCACTTGTCGTCCTTGTCAACGTAGAAGTCGGCGACGGGCTTGTTCTCCTTGTCCAGCTTCTTCTCATCGCGCCATCCGTCAGGACGCGGCATCACCATGTGGACATACTCATGCGTGTCGTCCCATTTCTTGCCGCTAGGATCGTCAAGCGCCTCCCTCACCTTAGACGACAACGCAGCACGACCAAACTTCTTCTCGGCCTGCCGATGCGTAAACTTAATGCACCGTGCCACCGTGTCCACAACTCCACGGTCGTCCTCGTCGATGAGGAAATGCCCGGCCTCAAAATGCTTGAACCAAAGGCTCCCGTTATGCAGCTCGCTGTACATGGCACTCGTGCCAGCCCAGCCTCTATCTTGAAGCACGCCCAAGCTCTCCGTGTAGAAATTGCTCCGCGCCATTTCCTGACGCATAATCTCACCGCACTTGGCATACCACTGCACCGCCTCTTCATTATCGGACAACCCTGCCGGAGGCACGCCAGCATACCAAATCTCGTTAATCGGCGTCATGTTCGCCATACTGCCAGCAGCAAGCACGTCGTTGGCCTTTACGGCAGTGTCGTCATAAAGGTTGCCACTGATGGAACGCAGGTCTGGGCTCACCCAGCTCATAATATCCGACTTCTGCGGGGAAACGTACTTTGCCACCTCGTCGATGATGTTGAGCCAGTCCGTGGCATCAGCCTTCATCTTGTCGTAGCGGTCTACCACCCACCGACCCAACTCTTCCCTTGAAGGCTTTTCGCTCATAAATTGTTACACACCACCCAATAGAGTCTTAGTTGCCACCTGCGTGTTACCGTCCTGCGCCCCTGCAAGAAGCGTGCTCTGCTGACCTTTACGACGGAGTGCAGCTAGTTGTTGCTCACGAGCCTTCGTAGCCGCCTCGCTAGTCGAGACAACAACGGGCTGACTGACAGAAGGAGATTTGCTTGAGCCACCCATGACGCCTTATCTGGATAAGTTTAGTACAGAGGTCAAGATTCTTTTAGCCCTGTCCATCTCCATCGTGTACATCTCCCCCCTGTTCACCCAGCAAATGTATGGAAGCTTCAGCGACTCCCACTTGTAAAGCTGCCCGATGTCACCAGCAGCAGCAGCAATGAACCAGCAGTTTATGTCGTCCTCCCTAAACTCCACACGAGGGTTGCAAATAAGCGCAGCGTCAGCACCTGCCACAACCGGCCTGAACATGGCAAACAACGTCTTCGTCGAATGCACCTCCCCGTTCAGCGTGTACAGGTCAAGCTCCTCATCGAAGCTCATAAGCAACTCATCTGCATGGTCGGCATACCACTGCCGCATCCGAAGTATCGGATAGGGGCCAACGTCACCAAAAAGCATACGTCCTGTCATTGTCATACACGGCCAACTAGCTTCAATGGCCTGCGTTGTCCAGTTGCATAATCGCCATGGACGTTACCAATCGCCCTCATCTTCGACCGAGCCCACCAAGCATCGTCATCGTCGTCAAAGTCGCCAGTCGCATTTGATGAAGCAATTCCACGCGCAGAACGCTCAACCGCACTCTTCCCCTTCAGCATCCCTAGCGACAACGCCTCCGCCATGGTTCTAAAGGCGTCAGCGCCGTGGCTGTAAATGTCATGCACGGGCGATGTCTTCATATTCTGCCCATCCTTCACCTGCTCCACGCGGTAGCTTTCCAATGCCTCCAATCCGCTAGGAAGCGTCCGCCCCCCAGGACCGTCAAACACCTTAGTGCAATTCGTAGCGTGGAAATAGCAAAGCGGAAGCAGCTTCCTCACAAGGTCGATGCCCAGCCGGCGATTCTCCACCCTAGGGACACACACCGTGTTCTTCATCCCCAAGTTGGCAAACTCACCCATCCATGACGGCCCAATACCTCCCTTGTTGTCCGCATCATGTGGCAGGAAGTTGAGCTTCACCTGACTATTGTATTTCCACCCCCACCGATCAATCACGTCCACGTACACCTTGCTATGAACCTCGCTCGACGTGAAATAGTCCACGACGTAAATCGCCGGCCCAACAAACTGCACAAGCCAGATGCACGTCAGGTCAACACGCCCCAAGTCCCAGAAGGCATACATCGGAGCACCAACGTCAGGCTGGAAATCTAGAATGCGCTTCGCCTCCCTCAACTTAGCCACAATAGGCCCGTACACGCTGCCCACAATCGTCGAAGAAAGCATCTCCTCCATCGTCAACGGGAACTCCGTCGCCATGGCCTCCCCCTGCTCCAGCTTCTTCTTGCTCCACCAAAGCTTCTGCCCAGCCGTCAACGCCTTACCCCTACGCGCCGAGTCCTCGAAGTATTCCACGTGTTCACGCGGAAACTGCCACCTCGGAGCCGACGCCGGATCAATGCTGTTCTTGTCGTCCCAGTCCCACCCATAGAACACCATCTTCCAGTCCAAAGGCGTCGCCCCATCTGCATTGAACTTACTGGCAAGCTCCATGAACTCGTAGAACATTCCAAAGCGCCCACCCCCGTGCGTGCTCTCAATGAACACCTTCCCGCCCACAGGCACCGTGTTAATCGAACCACTCTTGATTTCCTGCGCCCCAATCGGGTCTCTCAAACTCTTCGGACCAAGCTCTGAAATATGCAGAAACTGCGCCCCACCACCACGCCCTGAACACGACGTCCAAATGCGGCTCCCATTGCTGAAACGGATTTCACTCTCGTTCGCCTTCGCCTGTATCCCCTTCTTCACAAGCTTCCCCATAGCCACCAAGAACTCCTCGTCCTTGTCCAACTCCCCAGGCGGACGCCAGTCCATCATCTCAAACGCAAACTTCATCATCGCCAGCTTCTTCTTACCGTCCTCCTCCTTCCAGTCCACCAACCCAGCCGTGAAGTCCCTGTTGAATATAGCATCGTCCAACGCATATAGCTCCAAATACGTGCTGATTCCATGACGACGCGACTTCGGCACCACAGTGCGCCACCAAGCGTTCGCGTATAGATGCTCCTGCACCTTGTTCATCTTGAACCGCACACGCTTCATGTTCGAGTCAACAATCCAGTAAAGATGATTGAGCCGCCACCGCTTGTTACTCAGCAGCCGCTTCACCTTAGCCTCCACCGTCTCCATGTCCTTCGTGTCGGCACCCAACGCCTTCGCCACCACCTTCGCACTCCCCCTGTCCCCCTTACGCTCCCACGGCAATGCCCCGTTCGTCTTCTTCACCTTCCCTACATTAGCCTCAACAGGTGCCGCAGCTATCTCCCTCATCACCCCATCCCCAGCCACCTCCTCCTTCAACTGAGCAACTGTTTTCACCCCAGCAGGAACAATAGGCCCACTCTCCTCCACCGCCTTCGACTCAACAACAGGCACCACGCCCAACTCAGGCACTTCCACCTCACCAATAGGCTCCACCCCTTCCGCCCTAGGCTTCCGCCCCTCCATCTCCGCCAACTCCTTGTTCCACTTCTCCATAGCCTCACTCTCCTTCTTCTCCTTCATCGCAGCATCCTTCAACGGCTTCTTATACCGCTTCACTTGCGCCTCCTCCTTACTCACAAACCCAAAATCTACGACCCCTCCGCTCATAGCCCAGCCTCCGGCAACGCCTTCAGCCCTTCCACACATCCCTCTGCCTCCATCTCCATCGGCAGCCGCCCAGCCGTCCCACCCAACCCAGCCAATATCGCCGTCACATTTATCGCCTCATACCCCTTCTCCTCCTTCAAATCCCCACTCAACTTCGCATCCAACTCCACCGCCCTCAACTTGTCCTTCCACCCAGGCGCCTGCATCATCACCTTCTCACGCCCATCATCCTCCACCCACCGAGTCTTCACTACCATCCCCTTCCCATCCTCCGCCCCACCACCATCCCTCACCATTGCCGCTAAAAATGCACGCCGCT